CATGAAGCCCGTAATGCCCACGCTGGGGTCAATCATGCCGACTTGGTTAGCGGCTGTGGGTTGGAGCATGTTGTTATACATGCCGCTCATGCCGTCGAGATAGCGATAATCCAGCATTAGAAGAACAGTCCTTCCGGCATTTCACGCCCCTCATTGCGGCCATAGCGCTCAGCGTGGAAGCGTCCGTACTCGTCCATGTCCAGCCGGTTATCGCGGCTCAAGTCGTAGCTTGCCGGAACACGGTCATTGCCAAACGGGGCGTAACCTTGAAGGCGCTGGAACTCAGCCATCAGGTCGGGGTAGGCTTGAACGTATCGGGAGCCTGGTGAGCCCATCATGCCGTTGAAGCGGCCAGAAGGCGCATTAACCGCCTGCTGATATGTGCCTTGCACGGGGGCGCTAGGGTAGAACTCCTGCCCGCCGCCAAGGGAACCCGCTTCCGGTGCGGCGTAGATGTCGCCAAGGCCCAGCATGCCGCTGATTTGAGACAGGGCGCGGTTGGACGCTTGCTGCCGGGGGTACATCTGGGCTTGCTGCTCGCCGTAAGGCGGTTGGCGAACTCCAACTGCTGCCGAGCGATGCGCTCCTGCGCGGCGGCTTGGTCTCGCGCGGCCTGTCGCTGTGCTGACGCGGCAGAGCGTTGGGAGCTTGCCCCAAGTGCGCCAGCGCCAAGCGTAGCGCCAGCGCCAATAAGTGCGGCGGTAGTTGTTCCAATAGCCATTACACGTCTTTCCAGTAATGCCGCTCACGAAGCGTATAGCCGCGACGGCGGTACATGGCGTCCATTACGCGGTCAGTGCGATCATCAAGTGCGAGATTGACCATAAGTACACCATCAGCTCCAGACTCTTCGGCCCAATCTTCAAACGCATCAAGAAGCTCCCGACCGTTCTTTTCTGCAAACCAAAATAACTCTTGCGCTACAATTCCGCCGCCAAAGTAAATGGGAGAAAGAAAGCCCGCGATCATGCCTGTGCCGTTGTAAAGCAAAATAGCATTCGGATTGCGGATAATGTTGATGAAGGTTTCGCGCATTGAGTCCCGATTAAACGGACGGTCGCGCCAAGAGGACATGGCGTGAAACTTCTGCGCCAATTTAAGGAGGTGCGGAACGTCCGACACAGAGGCCAACAGCGTATCGTTTTGCTCAATCGCTGCGACCATCAGATAGCCCTTTCGTTAATGCGAACGCCGTCAATGCGGTAAAGGTTGGGGTCGTTGAATGTCATCTTGAAAAGCCTTCCCGGTGGCTTCATGCGGCCAAGGCGCGTGGTGTAGATTCGGGTGGAGTATGCGCCGGAAGCCCCAAGGGCCAGCGTGCGGGAATTACCGTAGGAAATAAGGTCATCGGACCATTCAAGCGTCAGCGTCGGGGCTGCCTCATCCCCATTGCCGACACCTTTGGCGGCGTCCACGATGAAATTATAACACGGCGCATAGGAATTTGTGGGCACGAAGATGGTGCAGGTTCGCGTAATCGCCCCGCCATCCTCGTCATAGGCGCTCTTGCGCTGATAATAGAGGTCAGGCCCCTGACTGGACCCCACGATATACTCACCATTCCAGTAGGTGATGTCTTGGCAGATGTGGGTTGTCGCAGACGTTCGCTTGTGCCATTCTCCGGTGGTCACATCAAATACGAAAGACCCGACGCCGGGCAGGAAAAAGCCAGCAAACGTATGACCTTCTTCCGTGTAAGTCCACGCCTTGATGGCGCGCTTGTTTGCATCCGAAAGACCTTGGATCGCCTCTTCAACGGCAGGCGTCGAGATGGGCTGCGGCTGATAGCCTTGCAGGGCGTAAACGCGGTTTCCGCCGTGGGTGCTTTGCCCTACGAAGAACACAGCACCGCCAGCATTTATACAAGCCCTTGGCCCGACCAGCCCGACATGGATGGTGGCTCCGGTTCTGCGTTGGAAAGGCGCGTTAGGATCACCGGTACTCGGCCAGAATTCGGTCGTGTCCTTGCCAAACAAAATGAGTTCGCCGTTCTGTGTGACCCCTCCCATAAGGTCATCGCCTTCACGCTCCGCAGTGGCAAAATTGAGCGCGCCTATATCATCGACATCAAGCGTCTCGGTCCAGTAAAAAGTGTCTTCATTGGTTGGAATAGCAACAAACCGACCATCGAGATACAACACAGTTTCGAAGGTCAGGTTGGTATCAATTACAACTTCCTCGAAAGTGGTGCCATCGTAAGCGTAGTACCGACCGTTACTGGTGAGCGCCATTTCATTGATATTAGAAAAGGCAATGCTGGCCTCTTGCGTGTCAGCAATAGCGGTGCCACTGTCAAGAGTGACCTCGGTAACGGTGTCCGAGTCATTGATGCGGTCGAGACGGGTGCCGTGCAATACGAATAGGTCGCCGCCAAGGACGCCCTGCTGATGCCCCATAACCCGAATGTCAGAGCCTCCGGTAAGCTCTTTGTAAGCGTCAAGCCCCGGCGTGGGCAGTAGCACGAAGGCACGATCATCCCGATACCTGTTCGCGGGCTCGGCAAACAGATTCACCAGTTCGCGCTCAGGCGTCTGGTAGTCGGATCTATCGTAGAAGCCGGGGCCGAAGCTGACGTACATTAGCCGATGGTTTCTGCGTTGTTGGTTTGCGTTACAGTGCGACCGGACAAGAAATAGTTGGTCGCCGTACTAGTCGGGTCGATGTAAAGCTTTCCGCCCTGCGCCACCCGCTTGCCCTGAACCTCACCAACCGAGCGCGCCTCGTTGGCTTCAAGCTCAATCGTCTCGATACGGTTGGCCGTTGATGCAGCCGCGCCGCCATTGTCTATGTGAATGTGAACCGTGTTCGCCGCGCCTGACGCTTCCTTAATGGTCAGGCTGGTGATGATGAGCACTTGATTAGCGGGAACGTCAAAAATAGACGCCGCCGAGCCTGTGAGTTGACCGTCCTTCGAAACTTCAGCCATTACTGTTTTTCCTTTAGGTTCATCACAACCAAATCAAGGTCTTCTATCGACCAGTCTAGCGTTGCTGAGTTGGCGTTCTTCCAACCGTTGTTATTGCCGTTCTGATAAGACACCTGCTCGCGGTCCAGTGCGAAAGCAAACACGATTTTATACGGGTTGCTTTCAATGTCTGACGGGGCGGCTGTCACGGTCATGCCGCTCAAAGGGATTGACAGGATTTGATTTGAGTTGTTTGCTTCCGTTGAGATGTTGGAACCAAGGTCTTCCGTTGGCCTTTCCTGTACGCGGTTGAACAGGCGCGTCATGCCCCGACTAGCGTCGTTAACCGTTAGGTAATCGTCATCGCTTGTAGAGCGCGGCGTGGAAGCGCCAAAATAATCATTCTTGAACGTAGCGCTCGCGTCCATAATCCAGCACTTTTCATGCCAGCAAACGAACTGCGCAATACCGCCGCGATAGTTAAGCTGCCCGTCAAACCACACCAGAAGCGGATCGCCGGGGCTGGCGTCTTCAATCGTCACCTCAACACTAAGCAATTCCCGACCGGGGCTATCATTTGTGCCTTTGACCGCCACGGCGGACTCAAAGTCCGAAAACACCGTGTCAGCGAAACGGTCCATTGAATACGGGCCGAAACTATTACTAGCGCTGAACCCCGTCGTTGTCGCAGCGCGCCTTGCCAGCGCCTTGTTGAAGACCTGATCGGGGTTAATGTCGCCCCGCAGGATTTTGCGCGTTAGGGCCGTATCCACACCAGCGCGCAACGCTTCAATGTCCTGCCTTTGCGCCTCAAGATCGCGGCGAATGAGCGATAGGGCCTCTACGCTGGAAGCGAGCAGATCAACCGCGTTGACCTGATCGACAAACCCCCCCGTCCTTTGCCAGATTTGGTCCAAGTATCGGTATGCCTCCCCCGTTAGCGTGCCGTCTGGGTTTACAAAGAGCCCACCCGGCTTGAAGGGGGATGAGGAAACATCAGAGCGATCAACCATGACGGTACTTACGGCCCATCACAAAGAAGGACGATGCAGTTTCCTTGTCGAAGCTCAGGCACTCGTTGAGCTTCATGCTTGCGACCTGCATCAAGCGCTGTTGCATATTAACATCTTGCGGGAAGAATTTGGGCGCAAGACGAGCGGCAAGGCCATACACCAGCGTTTCAAACCATTCCTGCGGGAAGTCAGGTTCGTTTGACACGGCATCAAAGTCTTCAATGGGGCGCTGGGCGGTGAAGATCAGCTTGTGCGTGCCCGATAGCCCATCTTGTAGCAGCGGCCAGATATATAGCTTGCCGGTGCCAATCTGCGGGTCGTAGTGGTACAGCGTGGGTGTGGCGAAGCTGGTCTTTTCCGGCAGGTCGTCATACTCTTGGCGGCTAATCTCCATCAAGGGGCGCTCATAGCCATTGTTGTCCTGATAGCGCACAGACTCAATGCGCAGGGGACGATAGTCGTTGAAGTCTTCGCCCGTGCCATCCGTGAAGGTATAGGGGTCAGTGTCAGCACCCTTGTCTTCGTTCGTGCCCACGTCGATCAGCGTGATTTCGCCGCGCGTGCGGGTCCACAGATTATGTCCCGACACCTGCCAGTGCTTGACCATGCGGTTTAGTTCGCGCAGGGCCATAGCCTGATCGTTGGCGTTGAGCGCCTCACCAGCAGCCAGCGCACCAATCTCAATCATCGCGTCGGTGATGATGTTTGTGCCGGACGTGGAGTAGTCGTAGCTACCGGACGTGCTCATTACACTTCCCCGATTACATCAAATTGCGAGATGGCGAGGTTGGATTGAATCTGCACACCAATCGGCTCAAAACGCATCGCCACATAGCGCGCCCTGCGCCCAATAGGCACCATCACCTCATCGCCCACTGTAAAGTCGCGCACAGCGTCAACAAAAGGCACTGCAAGACCCTCGTAATCAACTCCGTCTTCTGATGTGTAGATGTTCAGGAGATGCTTACCTGCGGTCAACTCGGTAAACGTGAACTTGACAAATGATACGCTTTTGATGCTGCCAATGTCGGCTTGAATGATGTTAGTGCTTGGCGAAAAAACAGCGCCCCGTGTGCGCAGAATAAGGCCATCGCGGGTGACAAGTTCGTTGCCGTCCCGGTCCACAAGCTCAACACTAAAGGTGGCGGTATTGCCGGTGGAGACGGTTGCCTCGTATGGCGCGGGCGGGCGCGGATTTCGCACCGCATAGTCATCTACCACGCCACGCACAAACTCTTGCGGGTGGCGAGGTTCTTCCTCATCCTTGTGAACAAGGAGCCCATCCCATTGACGTACAATTTCGTTGGCTGGGTAGACAAATCCAGACCTGTCAGACACCATCTTGTGCGGCTGATCTTTACTGGAATGCTTGCGCAAAAGTCGCATCACACCACCCGATAGGCGTACCAACTTGACGTGCGAGCCGTCCCGCTGTCGCTCGTTACCGTAATGTCGGTCCCGCTCACACCGATGGTCGTTGTGACGCCGCCATCGCCAAGATCGTTAATCAGGTCTTCAACTTGCGGCGCGGATGCGTCTCCGACAATTAGGGCGCTTGCGCCCGCCTGCCCGCCTGTGTGCATAACGTAGACCCGCCACACCGCGCCGTTCGTACCAGCGTCAAAAAGCGTGGTAGTGCCGGAATTGCTGACCACGACTGAGCCGCTTTGATCGGCAACGCCGCGCGAGTCCTGCGGCGCACGCAATCCAACATACTGCCAAGTGTTGCCAGTCACGTTATAAAAGCACACCGACTCATTGACGCTGAGGGTAAGATCTTCGCCGCCCGGCAAACGAATAGTCGAGCTGTTCGTAAATGTAACGTCAGAGCCCGCATTTCGGATAAGCAGGAAAGGCCGTCCGCTCGCGGTGTAATTCGCAGTAATGGTGCTGATTGTCGCGGGCGATCCCTCATTGAGCAGCACCGTTGAAGACGTGACCGTAATCGCATTAGTCGCCACGGAAACGGATTCGCCCGCGTCATTAAACGTCAACGCGCCGACCTGCTCTGCGTCCGTATTCGCAAAGTCAATGCCTGAAGTCACCGCGCCGCCTGTAAAGGAGCGTTTCAGCGTCGAATAGGTGTCGGCGTCGTCCCGCGCCACCACTTCGACCCATTCGCCAGACGTTCGCAGAGACGTGACTGTGCTTGCCCCGCCGTAGCGAACCGTTACAACTCCAGCGCCATCAGCGGTGCGCCGGATCACAAACCGCTTGCCAGCGTAGTTGCCGGTCGTCGGCAGGTCTACGTTAATATTGCTTGAAATTGTGCCAGACAGAATTTGATACGGTGCGCCGTCAGCCGCAATCGTTACATCGCCGGAAGCATTCTGAGTTTGGTCTACCAGATCACGCCCGATGCACTCACCGACATAAAGAGCGCTTTCAACATTGTCCGCGTTAATGATTGGGTTGGAGGTCGGTAGAATGTTGCCGTCGCCAATGTTAATGTTGTCAAGGTTGCCGGAAACGGTGTTGAACTCAATCCCGCCTGCGGTGCAGCCGTTCATGGAGCAGTTGTCAATCATGATCCGGCGAACTGTGCCCGCGCATGATCCAAACTCAATGCCAACGGTGTTAGAGCTTGCGCCGTCTGTCAGCGTGCATCCGTTAATAACGCCGTCCGCTGTGACTTCCCCAGACTCAGCGTCGATAAAGATGTTGGGGTGGCCACCGTGGTTTGCGTAAAAATGAACCCCGTTGACCTGCCAGCGCACCGTATTAATGATCTCCATTGCCGGACCTTGCGTACCGTCCAAGTACGGAGAGTTGTAAGCCGCGTCACAAAACCCGCTGTCCATAATAAAGTGCGAGCAGTTTTCAACACGGATGTTGGTTCCGGCAGACCCTTGGGGTCGGCACGAAATAAGCTGCAAACTGCCTTCATTCTGAAAGAGCATTCCGTACTCTTCCCCGTCCGACTGCGTTTGCATAATCCAACTGTCAGTCCCGCCAAGCGCGCCGCCAGCGCCTTCAAAGTGCATGCCGTGTGTAATACACGAAAAGAAGTAGCACCTCTCGACATACAGCGCCTTGGACTCAAGGGAATACATACCTTTGCCGTAATTTCCACAGTAAACGCTGCGGAAAATGTGATCGCGGAGGTCGTCAAGGCAGACAATGCCTCGCGAGTTAGTGTAGGACGCGCGATCACCACTAAGCAGGCGAAGGTCATAAATACCGCCACGCCGGTTTGTGCTGTCGCCACGGATAATGATGCAATCGCCGTCAAAGTCGGACGTGATCTGCGTTCCCTGCCCTCCAGATGAACGGTTCGGGCCGACACCCTGCCAATCGGTCGTGGGAAACTTCTCAATCGGGTAACTGGTCAGGTATTCCCGGTCATTGAAATTGATCTGCGCCCCGAACCCGATAGCGTAATTGTCCGCGCCTTGGATGGCTTGGCTGTCATCCGTTGCCCCGTCGCCAACCGCCCCGAACCATTCGACCAGCGCCGGGCCGCCATAAAGTCGTTGCCATCCCCCGTTGAGGCACAGCGGGTCGGTTTCTTCAGACGGAATCCAAACGCCCTGCTGCGGGTCCGACATTTTGCGCAAAAACAAGCTTCCAAGAGAGCCGGTAATGTCAACGCGGTTTGCATCGTTCTTGGCGTCGGCCCAAGTAGTGTGCAAAGAAATGTCGTCCGCGTTGATGCGATTCACATAATACTTTGTGTTTATCGTTAGGCCGTTTGCCGTAGCGTTCGGAACCGCCACGTCACCCGTGCGAAACTTGTTTGCCGTCAGCGTGAGCGTGTCAGCGCCCACATCAATAGCGTCAACTTGGTCACTAATAATTGTAGTGTTGGAGAACTGGCTGCCAGCGCGCCAGACAAAATCACCGCCCCGCTTGGCGTCCGACACCCTGATTATTTCACCACCGGAAAGGGCGCTAGTGTCCCTCGCCTTTAGTGCGGTGTAATCGTCCGCCTGACCGCCAACATAAACACCCGTGATGTTTTCATCAGCCGCCGCAAGAAGGTCGCCACCCCCGGCGGGGGTGTACGGTTCAAGTGTGGTCGTGGAGTTGGGATAGCCAAGGGCTTGACCCACCACCGCGCCAGTAGGCGAAAAACCAACCCCATCAAGCTGAAAGGTATCAGTCGCGTTGGCGTCGAGACGAATGACCTCAAAGCCGCCCACAAAGATTTGCAGGCGATCATCGGTCGAGGCTACAAAGTAAGTGTCGTTGTCCGCGTCCAGAATAAGCTGGTTGCCTTGAGCGTCAATGTTGCCGCTGGACACAAAGCCATTGGCGGTGACACCGGATTGCGCGATTACAGCGCCAGCTTTGTCTACGCTAAACTGTGTAGTGCCGCCAACCTCAAGGTTGATAAGCTTGGAGGCCGCGTCTGAAGCCGTGTCGGTCACGTCAACATTAATCGCGTTAAACGTGGTGCTAACGTCGTTCCAAGTGTCGGAGAAGCCGAAAATATTTGCTGTGGTCATTTGCGGCGCTTTCCAGCTTTAGACAGAGCAATAGCCACAGCCTGCTTTGGCTTGCGGCCCTCCTTGCGCAGCTTTCGGATATTGCTGCTTATCGTTTTTCGAGATGAGCCACGCTTGAGCGGCATGGCTACTTCTTCTTGGCTGTGCGGGCAGACCTGCGCCATGCAGAGGCTTTGGGGTAGCCCTTCTCGCCCGGACGCTTGGGGCGCTTGCCCGCGCGGCGGCGTGCGTTGACGTTGGCGTATAATCCGCGCTTCGCCATCACATCCTCGTGGTGTATCCGCGACGGGGCATGTCGCTTTCAGAGGCGCGAATCTCGGAAATCATGCGCTCAAGTTCGCCAAGGAAAGACGGGTCTTGCTCGGCCATGCGGCGCACAACAGAAATAGCTTGCATCTTGGCGTCTTGTTCCGGCTGGGGTGCTTGGCGGTCAGCGCCGCGCATGACGGCTTCAGCCATTTGACGGCCGCGCGGATCGCCAACCGGAACCGGAGCGCTTGGCCCCTGCATCATCTGGTTCATGGGCATGGCTATTTCTTCCTTGACTTCTTGCCGACGCAGCCCCACGCCTTGCGGCGCTGACGGAGCTTGGAATTAGGGTTGCGGGCGGCTTTGGGGTGATCGCGCATCTGTCCAGCGCTGCGGGCGCAGTAGCTATTGCCCCGCTTGGTGCCTGGCGAGGAAACGCGCCTGCGCGTCTTGCCCGAGCTGTCTTTGTAGGTTGAGCCGTCAGGATACCGCTTGCGGGGCATTACTTCTTCCGCAGATGAAGCATGATTGTGCCCTTGTCGTTATTCCCAAGACCCGCCGTTGTGATGAGAATGTCACCTGTTTTGCCAGCGCCCGCGTTGTTGGGGATGCCGTCAACTTTATCGGGGCAGTAACGCACATCGTAGTCGGGCAGATGCAGGAACGCGACATTGGCCGTGGCGTCCCAAAGAAGGTCAGCGGTAAAACCAGACAGGCCGGACCAGAACGATTCCAGCACCAGCTCGCCAGCCCCATAGGCGGAGGCGTCAACAAGCGTGGTGGCGGACTCATCGCCAGAACCATCGCCAGCAATATAGATGTTCAGGACAAGGTTGCGCGGGCCATTCTGAATGACCTGCGTGGTGAGGGTGTTAGCCATTCAAGCCCCCTTAGCGAGCGGTGAGCTTGTTGACTTCAGCAGCAATCAGAGCAACTTCGTCGCGCAGGGTTTCCAGTGCATCAGCAATGGCCTGCGCTTCCGCTTCGGTCGGCGGGTCGCTGATATCAGCGGCAGAATAGGCGGTGACAGAAACGGCAGACGCGACTGCATCGCCCTCAATGCCATTCGGGAAACGGGTGGGTTTCGCCATTGTATTCTCCTATCAGGACAAAGTGGGGAGAGGCGCTAAACCCCTCCCCAACCAAGTTAGCCAGCGCCAGCGCTCGCGAAGACAGAGCGCCAGTCCGCAGCGCCGAACGCATAGCGCTCGTAAGCGGAGTGGAGGACGTTCTTGGTCTTGAAGTCCATGTCTTCGTCCATTTCCACCGCAGCGCGCTCCTGATAGATCAGGCCCGTGCCTTCCGGCAGGTCGGTGGTGATGAAGAAGGCATCGGAGTCGTCCAGATAGTGCCAAGCCATGTAGCCCTGCGGCAGCAGGCCCTTGGAGCGCAGAGCGTTCACCGCGTTGTTGGCGGTGTCATTCTGAAGGGTGGATTCCAGAATACGCTCGGCGTTGAACATCTCCTGCACCGGCACGATGAGCTTCTGACCGCGCAGAGCAATGCGGTTGTTGCGGTCATCGCGGGCTTGCTCGACCAGAATCAGCAGGTCTTCCAGCGAGGCTTCCGACAGGTCAGCGCCGGTAATCTCGTTGGCTTGGTCGCCAGATTCAGTCGGGTGGTCCGTGGCGAAGAACTCCTTGCCGTCACCCAGCGGGAAGTTGGAATCGAAGCCATTGTTGAACACGTCGGCGGCGATTTCTTCCTTGGTGATGCGCACGGCGCGGGCCAGCTTGGCGGCGCGGTTGAAGGCCACGTCCTCGTACTGGTTGTCCGCAAGTTCTTCCTTGGTGATGGCGTAGCCAAGGGCATAGGCCGTGTTCACCAGACGATAGGTGTAACCCTGACGGTCGCTATCGACGGTGTACGCAGCACCCTGCGCCTTTTCACGCGCGAGGCCGAAGTTCTTCGACTGAACGTACTCTTCATACGCCTTGTCCGAAGAAATGGTCGGGAACACCTCAAGGCACTCAAGCGGGTGGTCGCTATACTGCGAGCCAAACCACTTCTTGACACCGGGCCATAGCGCCTTGGGGTGATTAGCAGTTGAGATAACAGCCATTGTTTATCTCCCTCTTAGACGCCAGCCACGCCAGCACGGGCGCGGTGGTTGGTGATGTAGACTTCCCATTTGGCGTTGGTGCCAATTTCGTTGTCGGGACGGCGAGCCAGACCAGCAATGCGGACGTGAGCGCCCGAAGAGTTGGTCGCGGCAGTGACGGACGAATCAATCTCGACGCCGGAAAGGCCGGTCACAGTGGAGCCCGCCGCGATTTCGAGGTTGTAGCCGCCGCCCACAGCAGCCGCAGTCAGCGCGCCACCCACAGAGTCCTCTTGGACTTCGAAGAGAACGTCGGGGTTGTCGCAGACCAGAGCGTAGGAGGTGGAGCCAGCCGCAACGTAACGAGCGTCGTCACGAAGCTGGGAGCCCGACTTGTCGGAGGCGAAGCCCACGACCACGCCCACGATGGGAGTGTTGTTGGAGGGGGTTGCGTCGTCAACGGTGCCAGCACGGTTGACTTCTTCAATGCCGTTGGCGTCAGACGTGCCCGCTGCAAACACCGGATCGCCAATGTAGATGGCGTTGGTGCTGTCGTTGACGTAATAGATGTTTACGTCTTCGTCGTTAAAGCGGACAGGGCGGAGGCCAAACGGGCTATCGGAGTTAGCCATTTAGATTTCCTCATTAGGTGAATTGACCCTCCGTCCGCTGGATGCGAATGCGGTCAGAGGTATCGACTTGCTCTTCCAGATCGGAACGTGAGCCAGTTTTGATTTGGGACATGCGCTCGTCGCGTTCTTTCCGCTTCTCCTTGAGGCTTTCCTCGTAGAGTTCAACCGGAATGGCCATCAGATACAGTTTCAGGGGCTCGCCTGTGTGGCGGTCCCGTCCAGCAGCATCAATGGCAATCGCGCCATCGCGCTCTGTGATGCCGACTGCTACTCGCTCAGCGTAGTCTTTGCCGCTGACGAAGCGATAGCCAGCTTCCATCATCTCGTTGATTCGACCGGGCCGATCTAGCGCCCAATAAGGCCGGAGCCCTTGCTCTTTGAACCAAGCTTGATCTACTTCGGTTCTCATTTGCTTGCCGGAAAGCGGTTTCTTGCGTTCCGTGGCGAAGCCGGTTTTCTGCTTAGTCGTCTTGGTTTCTTTTACCGTAGCCATAGTATATCACACTCTCTCAGGATTTTTGTGCCGCGAAAAAATCTTTTGCGTATTCGGCTCGTCCCTTGTCGTCGTTGCTATACACCTTGCGGCGCGCTAGACGCTCAAAAGCGGCCTTGCCCTCGGACGGAAGGCGCTCAAAAGACTGATCGTTCTTGGTGCGGCGTTGCGTTGCCGGTTGACGCCCGCTCTGGCTTGGAACGCGCGGCGTCGAGGCGTGCTGTTGGAGCGTCTTGGGCTCTCCGTAGGCGCGGTTGACCTCTTGTGCGACGGCGTTGTAGAACTCACGCTCAAGCTGGGGGTTGCCCATAACGTCCTGCGGAGACAAGCCGCGCTGGGCGAGCAACTGAGGCCCAATCTGGTCAGCGTAGTGGCGCTTGGCGGCGTCCTCGAAGCTGTTGCCGACATACCACTGGTTTTCCTGCACCCAGCTTTGGTACACGGGGCTTTGCGTGGCCTGTTCGACAACCGGGTCATGCTGAGGCTGGGGCTGAGACGCAGAGCGGGCCTTCAGGTCCACAATTTCGTCAAGGAGCTTCTGAGCCTTGGTTTTGTCGCCAAAGTCAAACGCTTTCTCGTACTCGGCCTCAAGCGCCTCGATGCGGCTCTTGGCCTGAGTTTGCGTTTGCTCCTGCTGGTTTTGCTGAATACGCAGGAGTTCGCGTCGGGTGGCCTCAAGCTGCTCCTTGACAGAACTGAACTCGTCAAGAACCTTGGTCTTGCCCGCAAGGAACTCGCGCGGGTCGTCAACGAACGTCGGCGGAACCTCACCCTTCCATTCGGTGCGCGGCTTCCAGCCAAAGCGGCGGGCAATATCCTCGTCGGACTCAGACCAGCCTTGATCGGGCTCGTTATCGGGGGCATTGTCCGGTTCTGCGTCCGGTTCCGGGGCCTGAGATTCCGGCTCGTCGTCAGGGTTTAGGTGCGACGGTTCTGTATCGGTGTCCGTTACATTGTCCGGTTCCGGTGCTTCATCGGCCATCCCATAGAGGGACCAGTCAACCTTGCTTTCGCCTTTAATTTCGGGTGCATCAGTCATCAGACACCTCCACGCCCATTACTTCGTCATCGTTGAGGGTGATAAACTTGTTCCCGTCCTTGTCTTTCCATGCGTATCCGCCGTATTCGCGGAACATCACAATGTCGCCAACCTTGGGGCGATTGGGAAAGACGATGTAATCGTCATTATTTGGCGTGCCGGTCGTAAAAGCAAGTTCGCCCAAGGCGACAACCTCGCCTCGGCTTTGCCTCCATTGTTTCTGGTCCTTGGCCTCGTCGGGAATGTAGATGCTCCCAACCTTTTCTTCGACGGTTTCCGGCTTGACGATAAGTCGGTATCCCAGCGGTTTAATCTTCACAGAACTCACCTGCTTCTAGCTCATCTAACACAAGTTCATACGACTGAATCCTCAGCGCATGGTTCACCATATCACGCTCACCGGCATTTTCTGGCTTGTTCCAGTAAAGCGTGTAGTGAGCGTCCTTGTGCTTGGCGATGTGCTTACGCAGAGCCTTGAGGACTTGCTGGGTTAGTGGATGCTCCACCCATTCCGCGTGGCTGTTCTTGTCCATTCTGTCTCATCCTGTTTTCTAAGTCGCGGAGGGTTCCAATGTAGCTTTCAAGCTGCCTACCCTCTTCCTCGCTCTCCGCTCGCGCGAGGTTGAGAATGCTTTCGCTGTTGCGCTTGGCGAACTCGGCCAGCGCCAGCACGGCCTCGGTCTGCGAATCGCGCATATCAGACTGCGCGCGCAGCATGTCGGCCTGAGACTTCATCAGTTTGGCCTGCTGATCGGGGTCAGGCCCTTGCGGTTGCGGCTCGACGTACCACTCTTCGGGATTATCGACCTCAAGGCCGCTCATAACCTCCATGAAGAGCTTCTGACGGTTCATCATGGGGCCAAACATCTGCGCGGCCTGCATCAAGCCCTGCATGCGGGCCTGTTTCTTGGCGTCAGTCGCCATCGCCGGGTCGGTGACGGGCGTTACGTCGAGGCTTTCAGGGTCGTAATCGTCCCGCGCCACCGCCTTGCGGTCGTCAAGGAAGGTGAAATACGCTTGTTGCGGAAGGGTGCGGGCATTGATAGCAAAAATCTGCTTCAATTCGTGCTTCAGGGCGCGGTGAACGCGCTTGAAGATGGAGTTGAACTGCTTGGAGCCCTGCTCCACAAGCGTCATGGCCGTGGTGGGGGCCACATTCTGCTCCATTCCGCCCGTCATGATGTCCTTGACAGAGGAAATGTCCCGCGTAGACTCGATCATAAGGCCGAGAAGCTGGAACAGGACGGGAGACGGACCTTGGAACTGCAACTGGTGCAGGTTTTCGCGTATGTTCCCGCCTGCGACATCAACCTGCTTGAACTCTCCGGGTTCAAAACGGAAATCGCCGCCTTTGATACGCAGCCCGCGTGCCACAAAGCCCATCGGGGTGTTTTGGAGCGTGGCGGCGTCGTTCAATTGGTTGATGGTCGTATTGATCTGCTCGTTGAGTGGCCCAAGGAGCCACCCCAAACCGATGCCGTAAAAGCCGTTATTCGGATTGGGGAGAAAGTCGTATTTGACATACGGAGGATTGTGAGCGATAGCCACAACCCCATTCATATTCGCCTCTACATCATCTTGGGTGAAATGCGGATACACGGCGAAGACGTGGCCGGAATCGCGGTGGAAGATGACAACGTACGGCTCCGGGTAGCCGTCCCCGTCAAGGTCCAACCGGGTATGCTGCTCAATCAGGCTTACTAGGCCCTGATCGTCGGGCTCGCCGGTCTGAGTGTCAAGCTCCTGCCCCAAGATTTGTTTCAGGTCGTCGCCCTCGGCAACGTAATACTCGCCACGGCGAACGCGCTCATCAACCTCATACGGATGCAGGTAGAAGCACTCTGAAATGCGCGCCGCACGGTCAAGGCTCTCAGCATCCATATTGACGATGACTTGGCTGCCGGGCAGGAACTTGGAGTCAATCCGGCCCAGCTTGTCGTCAAAGACGGTCTTGCGGAAAGCGCACCCTGCAATGGCGAGGTACTGCATCATGGCGTCTGTGTCGTCTTCCCAATTCGGGATTTCGCACAGCAGTTGGTAGCTCATGTGCTTGGAGACGCGGTTGGCCTTGCCAGCTTTTGCGCCGGGCTGCACCACCGGAATAGCCTCTTGGGTTTGCGGATTTACCTCGAAGATACCGCTGTCGTCGCCGTTGACCTTGCACTTGACGAGATTGCTGCCGGGGATTAGCGCGGGCATGGCGCGGGCGGCAAATTGCATTGCTCCCGTACTGATCGCGGGGTATATGACATTCGACGCCCCATCCCACGGCCAGCTTTTTTCGTCGGCAACCTGCATGGCGAGGTCCATTGCCTTGTCGTGCCGCTCCATCCATTCTTCACGGGATTTATCGTCAATATCGACGCCCCGCTTGACATACTGACCAATGCGGGCCAAGGTGGAGTCGTCAATGAGTTCAGCCAGATTGCCTGCTGACAGAATCTCGTAAAGCGGAATATCGGTATCAAAGTCCATTGGTGTCCTCGCGCGTTTGGGCCATTATAACATTAATAGCCGGTCGTTTTGCTCCTGCCCGCGTATTCGCGCTGTTCCCACACATCATCATCGTCAAACATTTCAAACTCAGCGCCGTCAGGGCGGGCATAGGTGAGGGCAAGCGCGTCTGCGATGTCAGGCGACTCCAGCCCGCGCCGCTTCATGTCGACCTTGCGCTCCAGCCGCATCTGCCCCTGATCGGTAAAGTCATATTCAATCGAGGTAAGCTCGCGCTTCAGGGCGTCATTGCTCGGCAGGTCCATCTTGGGAATGTCCTGACGCATCTTGTCCCATAGCTCCACGCGCAGGTTCCTGTAGAGCTTCATGTTGGTCGGCCTGCGGCCCACATTCACGCCGGTCACGCGGTCGTCATAGCGGCGCATCATGTCCACCACGCCAGCACCAACACCTACTTCGTCAACGAACACCATCTGAATATCCTTGCGGGATTTCAGGAGGCCGGTGGCGATATTGGCGACTTGCACCGTGTCAGCGCCCTCGAAGGTCTGAATGTCGAGCACCTTGGGGCCTTGGCGAAGCAGGATACAAGAGCGGTCGTCGCCAAAGCGGGCCACGTCCACGCCCATGTAGACGGGGAAGTTGGCGTAGTCGTCATGCTCTAGCTGCCGGTTCATGGCCCCCTCCACGTCAGCGGTGGAGATGAACTGGCTGGCGGCTTGGCGGGGGAATTGGCCCAGAACGCGGCGACGGGTTACGTCATGTTCGGGTCCGTATTCGCGCATGATGGCGCGAAGCTCGCCACTGTTACCTGCTTTTGTTTCAAGAGAGTTAATGTGCCGGGTGTTCCACCGATTGCTTTTGTGCGGGTGGTGGAAAACGTCAAAAAAGCCGCCAGAAGGGCGGATAGGGTTGCCCAGCGCGACGTGGCAGTTGCCGTCTGTCGTGATTGATCCGCGAACGGTTTCCCAGATGACGTCAGCAATACCCGACGCCTCGTCCATGATAATCATGTAATAACGCCCGTGCTTACCCGCAAAGGCGTCTGGGTTGCCCTCGCTCCAAGACAGGCTTTCGGCGTACCAGTTTTCCCGATCCCCGATTTTTGAAAATCGTGTTGCCTCCCACAAAAACCAGTCTCGAAAAATGCAGCGCTTGTGCCATAGAGCAAGTTCAGGCCAAGTCGTAGAGCGAAGCTGAGCCTCAGTGTTGGCGGTTACACGGATATTGGCTCGCGGACGCGTCACCATGTACCAAAGTATGAGAATGGCAATAAGCGCAGTGTTGTGCGTAACGATAAAATCGTTGGTTAGGTAGAGGCTGTCTTCGGCCTCAACCTTGATGCACATAGCCTCTTCGCGGTGGCTAAATTCAATATTCTCAATCCAGCGCTTGACATATCTGGCTTGCGTTGGCGCTTTCCAGCGTTCGGCCTTGCGCTTCAAGCGGAACGGATTTTCGTACCCACTAATCCGAACAACATAAGCGTCTCGGCATTTGATGTACTTGCCGTCCTTTTTGTACCTCTTGCTGAGTGGCTTTGTTGCATAAGCCTTGTAGCCCAGCGAGCGCGCTAGCCAAAGAAAGTCCTCGTATAGCTGCGGCGACGTGGTGCAAAAATCTGCCTTTGCGTCCCGTCCCACAGTTCCATCTGTATCCATAAGGCCACGAAGCACAGCAAGACGCACTTCAGGGGTGTTGTATTTGTAACAGTCTGGGATGCTCTTTTCGTGCGCACGCGTGCCCAGCCAACCGTTTTTTCTGAGCGCCCTCGTAAGCCCCGGAACTCGATACGTTATGTTGCAGTAATTGGCCTGAATTGCGCCAATATACTCGGCCATTTCTGGGTCAGCGGTCGTGATTCTGCCATTTGCCGAGCCGTCACCGAGCCAAACACCCATAGTGTACGGGTCAATCGGAACATCCTGTGCCGGAAACTCAACAGCGCCCGCCTCTGGAATCTCCCACTGACGGGCTTGCGCAACACCATTGCTCCGCTTTACCTTAGCCTCAAGGATTTCCTTGGTGGTCATATTGCGCCAGCCGGAAAGGCCCTTGCGGCGTTCTTGCCTGCCACGCACCGCCCAAATGTGGTCCTCGTCGCAAAGCGTGCTAGAGCCGTCGTCAAAGGTGACGCGGTAGATATTGCGCTCGCCCTGATCGTATGTGCCAAGAATCTTGGTGGGCTTGCCGTCGCGCCCAAAGACAAAGTCACCGGCCTTGAGATTACCCCACACGACGCGCCCAGAGGGCGTGTCTAACTCAAGAGACTTCGGTTGAGCCTTCCCCGTGCCGTGGCCTGACGCTACGGCATAGCGCACCTGAGTGTCCCACTCGTCTTCCGGTAGTTTGTCGGTCGGGATCGGCTGCCCAGCCTCGCCAAGAACAAGGTCTTTAGCAAGGTCCGTTAGAAACTTTTCCTGCCACTCGTCAAGCCCATCATACCCTTCCAAATCCCCGTTGCCCCAATCAAAGCTATCGCGGGCAAAGGCAATGGGGTCGTCGTAGTAGCTGGCGGCAAGCTCAATGAGCTGTTGATTTATGTCTTGCATGTGTTTTGTGCTATCTTTGCGGCACCGAATAATATACCACACGGAGACAGAATCTTGGGTAAGCACCAGCAATACGAGCTTGATGACCCCTATCAGGTGGACCTGAACTACGAATCTATCGAGAAGATCGGAGACAGGGCGGCTAGGCGGTACGGTTTTCAGCGCTTCAGGGATATAAAGTTCAAAGGCCCCTTGCGCGTCGGTCGAAGGCCGGATAATCTAGCTCGTGCTCGGCAGATGTTCGCATACGAGGCCTACAAGACCGGGCGATATAGCTTCAATTACATAGCGTGGGTGCTGGGTATGCGAAGCGCGGAGGGGCGGACTGGCAACATACGTCAGGAAGTCTATTCGATGGTGAAACGATACTGCGAGCGTGAGGGGAAAGAGTACCCCAAGAACCGCGCGCACAAGAACCCGAAGGTTAAATATGGACTATCTGGATCGGATAAAGCGAACTGATTGGAAGCAGGCGCAGTCGCGGGGAAAAGAGCGCGTTTTGGCGCACTCAGTGCGGCAAAAGGAGCAAAGCAAGCAACATCAAGAGGGTTGGAAACAGCTCAAGCGCCGCCATCCCATCGTGGAGCTTGCCGCGCAAATCTGCGAGGAAGAGGGGCAACCCCTTCAAATTGTCATGTCCTCGAACCGCAAGAAGAAAATCGCTATGGTGCGTCACCGGATTTTTTACGAGGCGCGCAAGCGGGGATACCCAATGGCCGAGATTGGGCGGCGCATGGGCGTTTGTCATACAAGCGTGTGTTATGGGGTAAAGGCTTATGCCGTGCGCAACGGACTACCGAC